TGTGGGAGACAACGCTTTCAAGCAGTTCCCGATCAAGGAGGAGGGAGAGTCGTCCGGACAAATCTAAGTTACCCGCCGTTTTCAACCCTTCCGGTGAGCCACGGCCCACTTCGTCGTGTGCTACGAACAGGCAGGCCTCCTCTTCTTCCTCTGTCATGGAAAGAACATCTTTCAGTTCTTTCCATTCACTGGCCTTCAGCTGGCGCTCTCCCCGCTCTACTCGCGACAGCCTGTTGATCTGGGCTTTTATTTTGCGTGGGGCTGCTTCCTCTTCTCCTCTCGCCGCGAGACTCTTCCCGGCAGCCTCCCGGACTGTCAGGCCCTGATTCTTTCGGACGAGACGGATCTGTGCCCCGATGGCGACAGCCTGCTGTCGGTCATCCATGATTTTCATTCTCCTTGTAGGTTGTAAAAGTCGTTCGGCGCAACCCTGCCGCCCGTTGCCCTATATATGGCTAACATCTGTTCCGGGCGGGGCATTCGCGCCCCGCTCTTATATCTGTATATCGTCATCTCGGTGCAGTGAATTTCGCGGGCCAGTTTGACCTGCGTGGTCGATGTTTCGTCCAGCCAGTCACTTAAACGCATTTCATTCTCCTTGGTGGGATAAAAAAGGACTTATCCCATAGGCGTGTGGAGATGTCAAGCGGGGAATAAAAAAGGCGGCTGGAGAAGACCCCAGCCGCCAGTTTATGGCTTCCCGGAGTCAATCAAGGAAGCCCAGGGAGGTCACGCTGTCGTGAACATGTCACATGCTAGCATCTTCCTGACATCGAAAGCAACTTTTGCTGACCATGTCTACAATGCTGGCATAGCACCAAACACAAAAGGCGACGGGAACGACGCCAAAATTCCCTGCAATGCCGCCCTCGCTTTCGAGATCAACGGGCGTGTCACAGATGGAACAGGTTAGGAGATCAGGGTCGGTCATACCGCCGCGCCTCGAACTGGACAGTACCTGACCGGCTGCTCTGGTCAAACAGATACCAGCAGACATTGTCCTTTCCCGTGTGAGGGCTGTCAGGAATCCATTTCACACGGCCAACGGACACAATCTTCCGACAGTAATCAAGAAATGGCGCAGCCTGCTTGGTGTGCATCCAGTCTGCGTCAAAAAGCAGCCATGTCGGAGCCATGGATGACAGGTGCATGACAAGAGGATGCAGAACATCACGACGCCAGGGTGGGTTGGTAATGAAAAAATCCACGCCCGGATCAATCTCCTTTATGTCAAGGGCGTCCTGCTGTATGTGTAGGCTGCTTTCCGAGATGTCGCTGGCATACTCCAGAATTGGGGTAAACCTGCCGCCATGTGCCATGCCCTCAAAACTCGCAAGCCCCCGGATCAGGGCACCGTCGCCAGAGCAGGGCTCTATGTAGGAGAAGCTGTCCGGCAGATGTGGGATGAGCGGGATGACAGCGCTCACGGGAGTGGGGTAGAAATCGCGCTCCCGGCGCTCAAATGTCGAGCGCTTGCCCATTCAGAAGGTGAGCACGTTAAACAGGAAGTACAGGATGTCGAGAACGTCCATTTCAGGTAATCATGGAGATGAAAAGGGCAACGCCATAGATTGCGGCGGTCACTGCGACGGCGGTCACGGTGTGATTTCCTTCTGGCCTGTCGCCAGCGCCTTTTCCAGTATGAACGTAAACTGTCCGGAAATTGTCCGGTGCTCACTTTTCGCCATCTCCTTTAAAATCTTATAGGTCTCAATGGGAATGACGACGCTCTTCCACTTGTCTGGGTTCATTTTTTCATCCTCTCGTATGCGAACCTACGGGATTTTACCTTATTCGTCAACAACTTCTTTGATAGTGCCCCATGTTTCTCCCATTGCAATATCGGCGGGCGTCGGAACCTCCAGACGCACCGCACTTTCCATCACGGCGCGGATTTTCCGGGCATCGGCTTCGGATTCCACGGAAAAAGCCAGCTCATCGTGGATCTGCACGAGGGGGACAACGCCCAGTTCATCGTGAACCGCTGCCATCGCGGCCTTGGTCTGGTCCGCTGCGCTCGACTGGATCAGACGGTTCAAGGCACGGTAGGTGTAGGCGCGTTTTATATTGTCGCCATACTCAATGTGGGCCTCTTCCTTTGGAAGGGCTCGCGACGAGACAAAGGCATTGGGCTCCCAGAGGTCAAAACGGCATTTGCGGCCAAGCAGCGAGCGTACAAAACCCCCCTTGTCGCGGTGCGACACCTTGCGGGTCACGGCGTCGGTCAGTTCTCTAACAAAAGGCACGTCATCGTGGTACTGGCGCATGAGCCGTTTGGCCTGGTCCGTGGACACGTCAAGCTGTTCCGCGAGCCGCGTCTGACCCATGCCGTACATGATGCCAAGGTTGATGGTTTTTGCCTGCTTGCGGGGAATTTTCGCGATGTCGGCCACCATCTGGTGGAAATCGGTGCTGCGCTCTGTGCAATAGGCCTTGACAAAGTCGCCGGACCCTGACAGTCCGCCATTGGTCAGGCTGGCAAAGTGGACAAGGATGCGGGGCTCCTGCTGGTCAAAGTCAAGAGAGGCCCATTTCTCGCCTTCTTCGGACAGGAAGAGCCCCCGGATGGCCTTTGCCATCTCCGGATTGCGGGCCGGAATCTGTTGGAGGTTGGGGCTTGCCATGGAGATGCGCCCGGTGACAGTGCCACCACCCTCGCTTCGTAGCTGGTTGATATGTCCGTGAATGCGGTCCTTCTCTGCATACCTGAAGATGCTGGACAGGAACGTGTTGCCGATTTTGTCATACTCCCGTGCCTCGGCAATCTTCTGGGCAATGGGGTGCTCGTGCTGGGCAAGAAAATTCTTGGTAAAGCTTGGCAGTCCGGTCCTGGTGCGCCCGTATGGAATGTCCAGCTGGTCAAAGACCTTTGCAATGGAAGCCGCAGCCCAGAGTTCGATTCCAAGGCCTGTTTCCTTCTTGACCTCCATGAGCTTGCCCTTGACGACCTTCAGGAGGTCCTGCTTGAGGCGCTCGGCGGCGTCGAGGTCAACGCGGATACCGCCCCATGTCATCTTTATACAGAGGGGTAAAACGGACGTTTCGAGGTTAAAGATCTGCCAGAGGTCTTCTTTGGACAGTTCGGCCTTGAATATCTGCCAGAGGTCGAGCGTGAGCCTTGCATCGGCTTCTGCGTACTCTCCGACAAAGCAGGCAGGCAGCCTGTACAGCTCACCTTTGGGGTCAACGCCAAACTCCTGTGCAGCTTCGCGCAGTGCTGCCTCTGATTTCATCTCGCCCAGGTAGTCGTAGGCGACGGTGTTGAGGGAAAAACTGAAGCGGTTTTCGTTCAGAAGCGGTGCGCCCAGCATCACGTCAATCCAGCGGCCCTTGAGGTCTACGTCAAGCCGCCGGAGCCAGCCTACGTCATAGGCGGCATTGTAAAAGATCTTGTCGGAAGGGTGGCTGGCAATTTCTTTTTTAAACCAGCGGAGCACGATGCCACGATCCAGATTGCCACCGCCTTCGTGAGCAAACGGGAGGTAGGCATTGAAACCTTCGTAGGCTACGGCTATGCCAACCACGTCACCGTTGTTAGTGGGCCAGCCGGGTCCATGGGTCCTGAGACGTGGGTCTTTAGTCTCCAGGTCTATGGCGATCTCTTTGATGCCGGAAGGTGTGGGCGGCAGCTGCTCGATTGGCACCCACTCGGTTTTGACTCCCCACTTAGGCTTTTGCAGGTTTGTCTTCATGGCTTTCCGACTGCTCCTGTATGGATTGCTCGATCAGGCGTTCCTCTTCGCGTTCCTCTCCCAGAGCCTGTATGGACTCCTCGATCAGGCGCTCCTCTTCGCGCTCCTCTTCCAGAGCCTCGCGATACTCCTTCCCCTCCCGTTCCTCCTCTTCTTTTTTCTGTTCCTCGTGCCACTCTTCAAACATCGCTTTTTTAAAGGTTCCCATGATTTTCTCCTTCAGGGGTTTGTTTTCCTTGTCTCTTCTTCCGCGCACTCAAAAGCCACGGCGGCATATCCTGCGCCGTCAATGTAATCGTCGGGATTGAAAACACCCTGCTTGCGGCGGGCTACTTTTAACAGTTCCATCATGTTGGCAACGTCGGAGGCTTTGACCCTGTCTACATTATATAGATAGCCGTTCCAAAGCTGGGCTATGTTTTCGTGCGTCCCCAGCATTGAACCATGGGCCGTGGCCCGGTCTCCTCCAACAAGTCTTGTCGCAGCTTCCAGAACATCTCTAGCTGGCATTTTCAATTCTCCTCTTCATATCGGGTAACCGTTTTGGGAGTTGTCCGGCAGTTTGAGAACGAGCCTGTTTCTGGCTCGGGTAATGCCGACGTACATCTGCCGGTGGGTGTCGTCAGGCTGCTCGTGCATGTGTCTCAGTGCCCTCCCGGTGAGGTCAAGGTACAGAAGCACGTTGTCGGCCTCGCCACCCTTTGCACCGTGGACA